CTTTTAATTAAGTTTTGCAAGTGAGAAATTTACTAAATTACGAAAATTTTACGAAAGTAGGGAAAACACCTACAGAACTCCGATGGCTTTGATCTTTATATAGGCACGTTTTTATGTCTCAATTAGTAACGCCGTTACGCCGTAACGGAGTAGGAGAATGAGACAACGTGGCGGCCTCCATTTTGAATGTCTCAGTTGGAAATATCGGCGCAAAATTACGAGCCGTAATTTAATTACAAAAGGAGGTGCGTTTTACGGGGTGAAGGTGACGTTTTTCCCCTATTCTTTATATATTTATCTTTCCTAATTATTTTCTAAAGGGTAAGGGAAAAACGTCACCTTCACCCCGATACATTCACCACGATAAAAGCAACTGATTCGGCGGCGTAAGGCCTTAAAAATGGAATAGGCGGCCGATAGCAATGGAGGCGCCCGGATTGTGCGCAGCCGGTAAGCCGGCGCGGGCGTTGTGAGTGAATCGGAGCGAAACGAGACGAAACACCGGCGCGGCGCGCCTTTTCATAGCCTTTCGGCAAGACCGCGCGAGGAATAACCCCATCGTAATCGCGCGCGTGTCGGCCGCCTTGCTTTTTACTCAACATTATAGTAATTATGTTGAATACTTCTCTAAATGCTTGCATTACACATATCTTTACCCATCTTTCTCCCCGGTAGTTTGCCGCGCCGACCCCCACCCCCTGAGCCGGCCGCGCCGCCTCTTACTGCCCTGAGAAATTTTTGGCACTCCCAAACCGTTTCGACCTAGGAGGGGTTATCTAACATTCGCATCCAAAATTTTTCCATATTGTGAAAAACCGTTTTACAATTATGGCTAACAATATGAAATCCCAAGAGAAAATGAAAATTTACGTCGATATTGCCTACAACGACAAAGGGCGGCGAATCGGCAGCGGGCACCCTCGCGCTAAGTTCACCGACGCCGATGTCGAGCACGTTCTTATGCTCCGTACCACGGGAATGACAACCCGCGAGATCGCAGACAGAATGGAAATGTCAGAGTCCACGGTGCGCTCCTACATCCGCGGTGTAAGGAGAAGTCAGCCTCCGATGTCTTGGAAAAGGAAGGAAATTGAATGCGGGAAGTGAAAACAAAGACCGGCGCCAGCGTCAAGGAATGGAAGCCGCCGACAACCCAAGAGAAAGCCGCGCAGAATGTCTGCCGCTCCAAGAAACCCGATAAGTCTCTGCGCAACAGAGAAGGACGTGTCGCCCTCCGAGAGATGGTCATGCCCGAGCTAGGCTTGGTGCCGCACGACATCCCGCCCGCAGAAGACGGGGACGTTTTATGTGAATCTCGTATCCAGCACCTTTGCGATTTTCTCTCATCGGGCGGCGTGCTTCAAAGGTGGCTCGACGCCGCGGGCGTAACAAGGAGTCAGTACACCTATCGAAAAAATCGTCAGGAAGGCCTCAAAATGCGCCTAGAAGAGGCGATGTATGTTGGGTGCGATGCCCTAGCCGATCGAGCCTTGGAAATCGCTCACAAGCCGTTTATAACGGTTGACGAGGTTGTGACGACTTTGGCTGACGGCAGACAGGTCACCGTGACTAAAACCGCCGACAATGTGTTTGCCCGCAAGCTCGCGGTGCAGGCAACGATTGACATCCTGAAAAGAAGGGCGCCCGACCGGTACGGCGACGCCGTGAAAGTGGAAGTCGCAGACTCTCGCGCTCAGGCTATTATCGACGCCCGGCGCCGTCTGCGGGAAGCGAAGGATAAGATCATTGAAGCTGAGGTTGTGGGCTAAGAGAAAAGTTCGTTTTCCTCGCGGCTTGAGGAAACGTATGCCCGCGTTATGCCTACAACACGACCGAGGAATTTTTTGATTACGGGGGATAGTTCGCTCGGAGGATTTCCGAAGGTCATTCTTAGGGAGCCGTCGGGCGCGGTCATTTTCCTTCCGATTACCGCTCTCTCACTGCCTCCGACGGGTTTAACCAAAGCCGCTATCAGCGTACCGTCGTCTAGTTTCTCGGCGTGAGTGCAAAATTTTTTCAGTAAAACTCGACCGTCTAGCGCCGCGTCAAACTCTTCTTGCGTGAGTTTCGGAGCGTTTAAGTCAATGAATACCCAATCTCCGACTTTGATCTCAGGCTCCATCAGGGCGTGCGTCATCCTTACAACGGCAAAGTTAGAGCCGCCGAAGTTCGGCGGAACGGGTTCTCTTAGCAGTTCCTTATCGTGAAAAGGATTGAATCCGTTTTCGACATCAAGTGTCGCAAGCGTCTCCGATGTTACCTTGTATGCTTCTTGAAGTGGCTCATTTAGAGGAGCTTCGATGTCGTTGCTACTCGTAAAAACGTCAGGTTCGAGATCAGTCCCTTCTAGCATTTCCTGAAAAGGTATCTGCAATGCGTCTGCGATCTTTCTAAGGTTGTCGGGGCGGGGGTCTTTCGTTGTGCCTTTCGCAATGGCCATGATCGCAACTTGGCTTAATCCGGTGAGTTTCGCAAGGCGATAGCCGGTCAGGTTTCTTTCCTGCATAAGCTGCGTTAGGCGTGTTGAGAACGGAATAACACTGAAAACTTCCACGGCTTTTCTCCCTGTTTTGCTTAGGTATTTATTGATAAAAATTATATCAAGTTTGCATAAACATTAACATCTTATAACTAATTGACTTCAAAACTCTCACAATGATAATATAACTAAAATTTAATTAAGTTAGGAGGGGCCATGAAGCCTTCTGTGAGAGACAATGTTCTTTTTCTAAAGAAAATCGGCATAACGCCAAAAGCAATTGCCGAGAAGACGGGAGTGTCTTTGCCCACGATCTACAGATACACGGTGGAGGAACCGTCGAAACAGTTTTATGTGATTGAACACGCGATAGAAGTTTTCGCGCAAAGCGAAGCAAAACGTGTGAAAAAAATCATTGAGGACTATGAAGCCTCATTAGGAGAATAAATGAACCACTTTAGAGATCAAGGACCCCTCCTTCTTGTGAACGGTTACCGAATCGTTAAGATCGCAGGACGAGGAAAGAATCCGATTGAGAACGGCTGGACAAAAAAGATCGTTACCGCTGAGGACTGCGAAAATGACAACGCCGCAGATCGAAGCGTTGGCATAATCTGCGGCGAAGACGTTATGTGCGTTGACGCGGACATCAATAACGGTAATGTTGCAAGCAGGATAAAGGAGTTCATTAGACGACAATATCCTGACTGCATTATACCGACTCGCTACGGGAAGCGCCCGAAGTTTGCAATGCTTTTCCGAAATACCCATAACCTCCCGCCGAGCCGAACTCCAATATACGAGAAGCTCGAAGGCGACGAGCGCGTAACGGCGCAAATTGAGTTCAGAGGCAAGAACCAGCAGTTTGTCGCTTACGGCATACACCCGGCCACGGGCAAAGAGTATGAATGGGAAAACGGGTCGCCCGAGTTTTTGTCGGTAGAAGACCTTCCGCTTTTAACACCCGAGATCAGAGACGCAATCGAACAAAAGCTCGACGAGCTTGTAAAAGCCGAGGGTTTCGCTGCGGAGCACCCGGCTGAAAGCGGCAAGGCCCTTGAGGACGCCAAGCTCGAGGAGGAAGACATAGAACTCTTGAATATGTCCAAGCGTAAGGGTATGTCGATCGAAGACGCAGAGGAAGCGTTGAAAGACTGCACCTTAAGCGTTGACGATTACGCCTCGTGGCTGACCGTCGGGCAGGCGCTGCACTTCGAGTTCAACGGGGCTTACGCCGCTTGCGACCTCTGGGATAAGTGGAGCGGGAAGTCGCCGAAGTACGAGGCGGGCAAGACTCGTGAAAAATGGGATACGTTCTCGTCCAACAGGGTCAACTCCGTGACAATGGCAACAGTGCTTGCTTACTGTCCGAACTTTCAGCTCAGCGAGATTGTCGCTACTGACGAGAGCGCAATGACCAACATCGTCATGCGCCGTCTTAAAGGCCTTGTACGCTATGTACCTAAGCAGAACAGATGGGCCTACTTTGATGGCCTGCATTGGTGTGTAGGAACAGAGGGAGGTCCCTCGGCACTGGTCCGACGTATTGTCGAACGAGTGCTTAAGGAACAGCTCGACACTTACAAGGCGGACACCTCACTCGGCAAAGCTGTGAGAGGCTACTCGAAACTGTTCATAGCGAATAAGGCCAACCGTGTGCAGCGGCTTTTTGATAACTTCAAGCTGTACGACGAGATGTATTTGGAAGCGGGCGTTATAGACAGCAACAGCCGCTACTTCGGAGTCGGTAACGGAGATATTGATCTTGTGACGGGAGAACTTCTGCCGCCGTCGCCCGAACGGTTTGTCTCCCGTCATACGCACATTCACTGCATTAAAGACGCTCAATGCCCGCGCTGGAGGCAAACGCTGAAGGAGTGCTTGATAGATGACGACGTAATAGATTATTTTCAAAAGCTCGTCGGGCAGGCAGCACTTGGTATGCCGAATCACGGACTTTTGGTATTCCTTTACGGCGGCGGATGTAATGGTAAGTCAACCATTCTTGAGGTTTTGCGTGTAGTTTTCGGAGACTACCATCGCACAGCAAGTCCCGAGGTTTTCCTTTCGTCCAACAGGACGGGCGGCAACCTCCGCACCGACTTGATAGACCTGAGAGGCGCCCGCATTATTGAGCTTCCCGAGACAGGTCAGGGGAGCCGACTTGACGTTCACCAAATGAAGCGCATCACAGGCGGAGACCAGCTCAGTGCCCGCGTGCCGTATGCCGTGGAGCAGGAAAGATTCTCGCTTGTAGGCGTACCGTTTATTGCCACGAACTACCGCCCCGACATTCGCGAGGCGGATGATGGAACTTGGCGCAGAATTAACTCGATTAAGTTTCGTCGTAACTTTGAAATTGATAAAACGATCAAGAAGGACGAGCACTTGCGTGAGAAGCTCGCTCTTGAGTACGAGGGCATTCTCAATTGGGTGATTGAAGGCGCGCTCAAGGTGCAGAAGGAAGGGCTTAAGAAACCGGAAGAGGTGCGTAAAGATGTCGCAGAGTACAGAAGGGACAACGATCTTGTGGGTAAATTCGTTGACGAATGCTTAGTCTTCGACGAAAAAGGACACATCAACGGGAAGCCGCTTTCCGGCTTGTGGAAAACGTTTTGCGAAGAGAAAGGAGATAACGGCGGACTTAATACGCAGACCAAGTTGATCGACGCAATCGCGCGCAGATATGGCCTTGAAAGCAGAACAGTGAAGGGCTACCCGAGATTGAAGGGCATTAGAGCCAAGAGGGACGACGAACTCTTCGATCAGTGCGACGAAGACTGACACTTGAACCACCTCCCATAAGCCACAATAGCCTCGGAATTTAACCTCCGGGGCTTTTTCGTGTCTGACAAATACCTTGAACAAGAGATCGCGACTCGGCTTGCCGAGTTCTTTGACGACCCGCTCGGGTTCGTGATGTGGGCTTTTCCTTGGGGAGAACTCCCCGAGATGTCGGTCGTGCGACTGCCCGAGCCTTGGCGCTCTCAGTTTCACTGCGACTTCGGTCCCGACAAGTGGGTCTGCGAACTGTTGGAAGACATCGGCCGCGGCGTAAGAGAGAGGGGCTTCGACGGAGTAAACGCCGTCATGCCTCAGCGTATCGCTATTGCCTCGGGCCACGGTATCGGCAAGTCCTGCCTTACTGCGCTTCTTGTGACGTGGCTTATGGCTACCCGCCCGCACTGCAAAGGCATTGTTACCGCCGTGACCGCAAGCCAGCTCACTACCAAGACGTGGGCTGAAATCAACAAGTGGATGAAGCGCTCGGTCGTTGCCGATATGTTCGAGTACACCGCCGACTCAATCCGTGCAAAGGAAGCGCCCGAGACGTGGCGAGTGGACGCCGTGACCTGTAAGGAGGAAAACTCCGAGTCTTTCGCAGGTCAGCACGCCGCTTCCTCCTCCCCGTTCTACATCTTCGACGAAGCCTCGGGTATCTCGGAGAAAATCTTCGAGGTGGCAGAAGGCGGTTTGACCGACGGCGAGCCCTTCATGTTTATGTTCGGGAACCCGACGAGAGCCTCGGGTACGTTTTATGCGGCTTTTAACGACCGCAAGAAAAGGGCGTCATGGTACACGCGGCACGTGGACTCCCGCGACGTGGCAATTACAAATAAGCGGCAGATCGAAGCGTGGAGAGAAGAGTACGGCGAAGACTCCGACTTCTTCAGGGTTCGTGTGAGAGGCGAGTTCCCGAACCAAGCGAGCAATCAGTTCATACCTTCTTTCTCGGTTGAAGAGGCTATGAAGCGTGCGCCTGCTGACCATCCGACTGTTGCGACTATTGGCGTTGACGTGGCGCGATACGGGGACGACGACTCCGTAATTTTTTTCCGGTTCGGCAAAAACGCCAAAATGCCCTATCGAGTTTTTCACGGACTCTCCGTTGTAGCGCTCGCCCACGAGATCAAGAAAGCTATCGCCTACTGCTACGAACTCGGATTTAAGCAGGTCTACTGCTTCGTTGACGAGACGGGCGTCGGCGCTGGCGTCGTGGACATTCTTTTGGACGCAGGCTACAAGGGAGTCTATGGCATTAACTTCTCAATGGCTGCCGACGACTCCGATCAGTTCGACCGTAAGAGAGACGAGATATGGGGCCGCGCCCGAGAGTGGCTCAAGAAAGGTTGTCTCGTTGAGGACGAGGACTTAAAGCACGACCTTGTGGCGCCGGAATATGAAATCCGTCCGAGCGGAGCAATCAAACTTGAAAGCAAGGAGAGCATGAAAAAACGGGGTCTTAGTTCCCCCGACATCGCCGACGCTTTCTGCCTTACCTTTTCAATGCTGATTGCGGAATATTCGCCCGAAGACTACCAGCGCACCAATCAACACGTGGCTCAGGCCCGCATGGATTACAACCCTCTAGATTTCCGCTTCTGATACTTGACGCGACCTCGGCGCCCGATACTACGGCAAAACAACGGAGAACTTTATGCACGTGAAGGTATTGAGCACGCAGGAGGTTATGTCTTACCCGGGCTTTGACGAACTCATTGAGGAGTATTCGCAAGCCTTCGACAACTCTCAGACGGGCCCCGTCAAAGTGGATTGGAAGGCCTATGAAGACTTCGGGGACAACTTGAAGACTGCGGCCGTCATCGCCGAAGGCAAGATCGTCGGCCTTGCCGCCGTCTTGATTCAGCATTCCCGCCACTACGATATGCCCGTGGTCACCATCGAAGCGCTCTACCTTCGCCGCGCTTACCGCAAAGGTACTGCGGGTCTGCGTCTGCTTTGGGCCGCCTCTGACATCGCCCGTGACTCGGGCGCAAAGGGCTTGGCGTTATGCGCACCGCCCAACAGCGAACTTGAGAGGCTCTGTATCGCCAAAGGCTACGCCGACCTGCGGCACGTCTATTGGGTGTCCGTATGAACGAGTTGTCTCTGCCTACATCAACGGAAGCGGCGATACGCCGTGTTGAAGAGCTTGGCGAAGCGCTCAAGCAGAACTTCCCCGAGTACGTCTTCCCTGTCGAGCATTCCCTGCACGGAGGAATGTACGCCCGCACCATCCGAATGCCCGCGGGCACGGCCGCCGTCGGAACGCTTATTCGCGTGCCCACGCTTCTCATTGTCAGCGGGCACGTGCGCATTAACTCGGGAGATCGCGTCTACGAACTTCAGGGCTACCACGTCTTAGAGGGCGAGATCAACCGCAAGCAAATGGCATGGGCCTTAGAGGATACCGAGATCACCATGATCTTTGCGACTAAGGCAAAAACGGTTGACGAGGCCGAGCGGGAGTTCACCGTCGAATTTGAACAGTTACAAAACCGAAAGAAGGAGATTTCAGCATGAGCGGAGTCGCAGTCGGAGCGGCGGTCGTAAGTACCGCGGCGTCCATTTACAGCAGTAACCGTCAGGCCAAGGCTACGCGTGCCGCGGCCAACGCGCAGGTCGATCAGTCCAACAAACAGTTGGCTCAGCAGAAGGAGCAGTACAACCGTGCAAATCAGAAGCAGGCCGACATCGGCTCGCTCTTGGAAGCCAACACAGGCTCCGACCTTGGCACCACCATGTTGTCGGGCGCTCAGGGCATTGACCAAAATCAGCTCCGGCTTCAGAAAGGGGGCACCCTTCTCGGAGGCTAATCATGGAACTTAGAGAAAAAGTCCAAAGCCGCTGGGACGCTTTGAAAGAAGAACGCTCCTCTTGGATGTCGCATTGGAAGGACATCAGCGAGGTGCTTCTACCGAGAGCGGGGCGCTTTCTGCCGACGGAAAACAACCGCGGAGGCAAAGCCGCATTCCGCAAGATTCTCGACAGCACGGGCACCCGAGCACTGAGAACCTTGTCCGGCGGCATGATGTCAGGCATGACCAGCCCCGCTCGCCCGTGGTTCCGTCTTACAACGTTCAACCCCGAGTTGGACGAGAGCTACGAGGTCAAGGTGTGGATGTCGCAGGTCACCTCTCTCATGCAGATGGTCTTCTACAAGTCCAATACCTACCGTGCGCTTCAAATGGCCTACGAGGAATTGGGCGCCTTCGGCACGTCTGCGACCTTGATCTACGACGACTTCGACCGCGTTATCCACTGCCATCCCTTGACCATCGGTGAGTTCGCTATCGCGACGGACTCCCGAGGCCGCGTCAACACCGTGTACCGAGAGTTCCGCATGACGGTGGCTATGCTCGTGCAGGAGTTCGGGCTTGAGAACGTAAGCCGCACGGTCAAGGACCTTTACGAGCGCGGACAGATGGACGAGTGGGTTGAGGTCATCAATGCGATTGAACCTCGCACGGAGCGCGACCCGAGGAAGACCGACGCTAAGAATATGCCGTACTTGTCGGTCTACTTCGAGAAGAGCGGCGATAAGGGCAAAGTCTTGCGCGAAACAGGCTTTACGGAGTTTCCCGCTATGTGCGCCCGTTGGTCTGTGACAGGCGGCGACATCTACGGAACGAGTCCGGGCATGGAGGCGTTGGGCGACCTTTGCCAGCTACAGCAAATGCAGTTCCGCAAGTCGCAGGCGATTGACTACAAGGTCCATCCGCCCGTCCTTATCCCGAGTGAAATGAAGAACATGGGTACGCAGTTCTTGCCCGGCGGCGTTATTCCATACTCCAACGCGCAGCAGGCTCAGCAAATTCGCTCGGCCTACATGGTTGATCTCGACTTGAACTCTCTCCTTGTCGATATTCAAGACGTGCGTCAGCGCATTAACGAAGCCTTCTACCGCGACATCTTCATGCTGATGGTCAACTCCACCGACAAGACCATGACGGCTACCGAAGTAACCGAGCGGCACGAAGAGAAGATGCTGCTGATGGGACCCGTGCTTGAACGCTTGAACGCTGAAATGCTCGACCCCTTAATCAACATCGTGTTTAACAAACTCGTGCAGGCAGACCTTCTGCCGCCGCTCCCTGAAGACCTTCAAGGCCAGCAGTTAAACGTCGAGTTTATTTCCATCCTCGCGCAGGCTCAGAAAGCCATTAGCACCAACTCTGTAGACCGTATGTTCTCGGTGCTCGGCAACCTCGCAGGTATGCGCCCCGACATCGTGGATAACGTCGATCTTGATTTTTGGCCGCAGTGGTATGCCGACGCTTTGGGCGTTGACCCGCGCTTCATCGTTTCGGGTAAGAAAGTCGCCGTCATCCGTGAGCAGAGAGCGCAGGCAGATCAGCAGGCCGCGGCTATGGAACAGCTCCAAGGGGCAACTCAGGCCGCCAAGAACATGGGTATGAGTATGCAGGGCCAAAGCCCCGAGCAGATCATGCAGGCGTTTACGGGCTACTAACTGATACTTGAAGAGATTTTGATGGTTGACAATGCAGAAAAGTTCGATTGGGACGCACGAGAGCTCGAGCGAGAAGAGCTTGAACGTGAGACGGAAGACCGCTTACGCGAGAGACGAAACGACCTCGAAACCGTGCTTTCAACCGAACAGGGCCGCCGCTTCGTTTGGTCCTTGATGAGCGAAAGTGGTGTGTTCTGTTCGACCTACAACCCGAAGGCTTCGGATGTCTCGATTGACATGGCTTTTGCAGAAGGCCGCAAACAAGTGGGCTATCGGCTCCTCGAAGAGATTCAGGCGCTTTGTCCGCACAAGTTTTTGTTAATGCAACAGGAGATGATTAAAAAATGGCAGAAGGCTTAGAAGGCGGAACACCCGCACCGGCACCGACTCCGGCGCCCGCCCCTACACCTGCACCGGCTCCGACACCGGCGCCGACACCCGCTCCCGCAGGAGCAACAACTGAGGGCGGAATGCCTAACCCGTTAGGCGAGCAGGGCGGACTTCCCAACCCGTTGGGAGCGACTCCCGCACCGCAGGACACCATGCCTGTCAGTGAAGCCCCCGAACACTATACCGAGTTCGACATGGGCGACTACGGCAAGCTCTCTGAGGAATCCGCTAAAGACTTCGGCGCTGCCGCTCGTGAGCTGGGTCTGTCGCAGGAGAAAGCGCAGAAGCTCGTCAGCTCCATGACGCCCGCCGTTGCCGCACATCTTCAGCAGAAACTCGCGGGCTACGCCAACGAATGGATTGCTTCGGCCAAGGCCGACGCGGAGATCGGCGGCGCCAACTACGACCGCAACCTCGGAGTAGCCAAGCTCGCATACGACAAGTACGCCACGCCCGAGCTGAAGAAGGTTCTTGCTGTCTCGGGTCTCGGGTGCAACCCCGAAATCTTGAGGCTCTTCTACCGCGTCGGTAAGACGCTTCAGCAAGACCAAGGAGTCGGCGCAGGCAACGGTCCGCAAGTCCAGCCTTTCGTCCGTTATCCCAACACCCCGAACATGAAGTAATCAAGAAGGAGAGGAAATGTCCACTAACGCAAAATACAATCCGACGCTTGCAGATATTGCAAGCCGTATGGGTCCCGACAAACGTGTCGATACCGACATCATCGAAGCACTGAACGAAACAAGTGAACTTCGCACCTACATGACAACGCTCGAAGCCAACGGCATCACGGAACACGTGACAACCGTCCGCACAGGCCTTCCGACCGTTGCATGGAAAAAATTGAACTGGGGCGTACAGCCGTCCAAATCCACAACCAAGCAGGTCAAGGACTCTCTCGGCCGCATCGAGGCTTGGGCTGAAGTTGATACTCAGCTTCTTGAGATCAACGACTGGGATAAGGACTTCCGCTTCACTGAAGAGCTTGCTTTCGTTGAAGCTATGAATCAGAAAGTTGACCGCGCTATCTTCTACGGCGACAACAAGAAAGACCCCGAAGCCATTCTCGGTCTTACCGCTCGCTACGCCACAGGCAAGAAGGCCGCGGCTGACAACGCCGTAAACGTCATCGACGGCGGCGGCACGATTGCTTCCGGCAAGTCCTCTGACCTGACATCCATTTGGGTCATGTGCTGCTCTCCGCGTACTCTCTTTATGACCTATCCGAAGGGTTCCTCCGCAGGTCTGAAGACAGAAGACAAGGGCATTGTCACAACTGAGGACGCTAACGGCGGCAAGTTCGACGTTACCCGTACAAAATTCTCTTGGGACGTGGGCCTCGTGCTTCGCGATTGGCGCTATGTCGTCCGCATTGCCAACATCTCCAAGGCGGCTTTGAAAGCCGACGCTTCCACCACTGGCGCCGTTGACCTCGACGACCTTCTGTCCGATGCCATTAACCGTATGCCGTCTCTCACAAACGGCGGCCGCTTCGTGATCTGCTGTAACCGCACGGTTAAGAACTGCCTTAAGAAACAGTTCAAACACGCTAAGAACGTCCGCTACGGCATCTCTGAAATTGCGGGTAAGGACGTTGATAGATACGACGGCATCCCCATCGCAATCTGCGACGCACTGGAATTTGGCGAAGCCAAGGTCCCGTTTGACGCCGCCTAATTAGGAGAAAAGAATGATTGTTGACAAACTTAACGAACTCTCCGACGGCCAAGTAGTCACTGCGGCCGCCGCTTCCGCCAACATCTATGATTTCGGTCAGACCTCCCCGACCCCGGGCTCCAACGGCGTCCTGCACGTCGTGACCACGGTCGAGGCGGGTTCCACCGGACTCATTCAGGTAAAGATTCAGGAGTGTGACACCGAGAACGGCACGTACACGGACCTTCTCACGGGTCCGAACGTCGCCATTCCCGACGAAGGCTTAATCCTCGATATGCCCGTCCCTGCTGTCACCAAGCGTTATCTGCGCGCCTACTACACTCCGACTAAGGCTTCGGGTTCCGACGCGCCCGCCGCTAAAGCGACTCTCTCCACGATCATCACATGGGGCGTGGAACAGCAGAGCGGCTGGAAGGGTTCCGACGCTTATATGGAAACAAAGTAAAGAATCGGGTCAGTTGCATTTGAGTCACTCCAACTGAGATTTTTGGGCGCCAAGTGCGCCCGTTTTTTTAGGAGCAAACATGGCAAGTGAAGTCCAAATCTGCAACCTCGCCCTGTCTCGAATCGGCGAGGACGGCTCGATCATCTCGCTTGACCCTCCCGAAGGAAGCGAGCACGCGGCGGCTTGCGCGGCGTTTTATCAGCGTGCTTTGGGTTCTCTTCTTGAGTCCCACGATTGGAGTTTCGCGACCGTCAGAATGGCGCCGGGCAAGCTCGCAACGGAAGACACCCACGGATGGAGAGCGGCGTATGTTCTGCCGCCTGAATGTGCTCGGGTCATTTCTGTTCAGAGTCTTAACGACACGACGCACTACTATGCGCCCGAGAACGAACATTACGAGATCGAATCTTTAGGCGGACAGCGGGTTCTCTATACCGACTGCGAACTGCCGATAGTGCGCTACATAACCGCCACGCCGAACCCGGGGTCTTTTACCTCTTTGTTTATCGACGCATTGGCATGGCGGTTGGCTTCTGACTTGGCAGGCCGCATTATCAAGAGCAAAGAGGGCATTACGGTGGTGAACGCCTGTATGCGCAACTATCAGATCGCATTGGGCGAAGCAACGCGCAAAGATACAAAGGAAAAGAATCAGCCCGCAGAGCACGTGCCCGATTGGATAAAAGCACGGGGAGGCTTCAATGGCTATTAAAAGTGTGCAGGTATCCTTTGCGGGCGGCGTTGTCTCTCCTGCAATGTTTGGTCGCGTGGATGATCAGAAATACAAGACGGGACTAGCAAAGTGCGAGAACTTTATTTGCACGCCGCAGGGCGCGGTCTTCAACCGTCCCGGGTTTGAGTTCGTGCGCGCCACGAAGTACGCCGATAAGAAAACGCGCCTTATCCCGTTTAAGTTTTCGTCCGATCAAACAATGGTTATTGAGTTCGGTGACAAGTATGCGCGCTTTCATACGAACGGCGCGACTTTGATGTCGGGCAGCTCTCCCTACGAGATCACGACACCCTACGAGGCAGATGACCTCGCGGAGATCAAATACACGCAGTCAGCCGACGTCCTGACGCTCGTGCACACAAAGTATCCTCCGAAAGAATTAAAGCGCTACAGCGCCTACGATTGGCGCTTGGAGACCATCGACTTCGCACTCGGTATCTCTGCGCCTACCATCAGCGGTGTGACTTACCACGCCAACGGCAACACGAGCGAGAACCGCTTCAACGTCCGCTACGTTGTCACGGCTCTGAAGGAAACTGACGAAGGCACTATCGAGTCGGGCGCAAGCACTGCGTTTACCATCTCTTGTAATCTTTACCACAATGAGAGCAACAACGTCATTCAATGGGGCGCCGTGACAGGCGCTAACCGTTATCGCGTCTATAAGTCTTTGTCGGGCGTCTATGGCTACATCGGGGAGACCAACGCCTTGACCTTCACGGATGACAACATCGCGGCCGACGAGTCCATCACACCGCCTCGATACGACACGATCTTTCAATCGGCAGGCTCCATTCAATCCGCGACGATCACCAATGCAGGCACGGGCTACGTGGGACCCAACGGCGAGATCACAAGCGTGACGCTTGATTCTTATGAAATTTGGCGTACTACCGTTAAGTATCGAGCACCGTACTATTCGCCCGACAACATAGGAGATTTTGCCGGGGCATGGTCCGCGCAGGTCTATGTTGTTGACGACGAAGGTACGGGAAGCGGCGCCGTGGTTCAACCCATTATGTGTACGGGGCCGGGCGGTTTTGAACGCTTAAGCGACCCATACGACGGGGGGAGCGGTGAAGACTATTACATCGGCTGGAAGATGTACTCGAAGTCTTACTGCTATGTTTACTACATCCCTGTCAAGGGCCTGAAGTTGGTGAGCGGCGGCTCGGGTTACAAGAAGCCTCGTATCGTCATTGAGATTACAGGCGTCCCCGTCATGGAGGAAACAAACGCCGGAGCAAACCGAGTGGATGTTCCGGGCAAGGTGACCTGCGTAAAATATTCGGGAGAGTTTAGAGCACGAGCTTACGCCAATGGCTTCACCAACCGCGGCATTATCGTCACCGACCCGACGGGCCGAGGCGCCGTTCTGACGCCTGAGTTTGCCAACGGGAAATTGACCCGCGTCAATATCTTGGACGGCGGCCAAGGCTATACCAACCCGACAGCCACGGTCTATGCTGAATACGGCTCGGGTGCTACCGTGAGCTTGTCGCTCGGTGCAATCGGCGACTATCCCGGATGTGTGACGTACTACGAGCAGAGGCGCTTTTTCGGCGGCACTCGCGTCCGTCCGCAGATGTTATGGGGGACTCGTCCGGGCACTGAGTCGGATATGAGCTACACCATCCCGACGCAGGACGACAACCGCATTAAGTTCCGTATCGCCGCTCAGCAGGCGTCTCGCGTGCAGCACTTGGTACCGATCTCTCAGCTTCTTGCACTGACCGAGACCGCGGAGTTCCGTATTACGTCAGTGAACTCCGACGCCCTGACACCGAACTCCATCTCCGTGAAACCGCAGAGCTATATCGGTGCTTCTCCCGTACAGCCCGTCATCATCAACAACACGGCGGTCTATGCCGCTTCCCGCGGCGGACATCTGCGAGAGCTTGGTTACAATTGGCAGGCCAACGGTTTCATTACGAGCGACTTGTCCATCCGCGCCCCGCACCTCTTTGAACTCGGCAAGCGTGTCGTGGACTTAAGCGTTACCGCCGCTCCCGAGCAGATTATTTGGGGCGCTACCAACAAGGGAGAGCTTTATGGTCTCACGTACCTGCCTGAGCAGAACGTCGGCGCTTGGCATGTGCATTCTACTAAGGACGGAATGTTTGAGTCCTGCGCCGTTGTAACCGAAGGAGAAGAAGACCGCCTGTATGCGGTCATACGTCGGTTGGTAAACGGTGCGTACGTGCGCTACGTCGAACGTATGGGCGCCATGTCCGCTGCTACCTTAGAGGAGTCTTTCTATGTGGACTCAGGCCTGACCTATCGGGGCGTGCCTGTCTCCACGCTCCAAGGCCTGAGTCACCTTGAAGGCTGTACCGTGGCCGTCTTAGGCGACGGCGCGGTCATGCCGCCGCAGAAGGTGAAGAACGGGAAGATCAGTTTGCCGGAAGAGCATTCTGTTATCCATGTGGGCCTGCCCATAGTCTCAGAGCTTCAAACCCTGCCTATTGCTATTTCGCTCAACGACGGTTCTTATGGCCGAGGGCATACGGCAAACATCAATAAGGCATGGCTGCAAGTCTATCGTTCCAGCGGTATTTGGGTCGGCCCGTCTTTTGAAGAACTGACTGAGAACAAGCAGAGAACCGATGAGCCATACGGGGCCCCGCCCAACGCGGTGACGGGCACGGTGGCCGTGCTGACAACACCGTCGTGGAAAGACGAGGGCAAGGTCTGCATCAGACAGGCCGACCCCCTGCCGCTGAAGATTACGGGTCTCACTGTTGACCTCGCGGGCTGACACTTGAAAGCAAACGGAAGCGTTACCTTATCCCCACAATCACGTGGGGATTTTCATGTCTTCTTACTACAGTTATCAAACCAACACGCCGCGAATGTTCACGCCCGCCGAGCAAGAGCAGTTCGAGCTCGCAAGGCTTGGGCCCGTCACGCCTGCTCAGCAGGAGGCGTTCCTCGATTACGGCTACGAGCCGAGGACCGCACAGGGGGCGGGAGCAGGAGCCAAGACCGAGACCGATTGGGGAAATACTTTCGGTCTTGTGGGCTTAGGTCTGACCGTGGGTCAGGCGCTCGGCGGCGCCTACAGCGCTTGGGCGTCTTCTAAGACGCAGGCCGCAGTGCAGAAAGCGCAGAGCAAGATCGCGGCCAACAATGCCGAGGCAATGCAGATGGGGGTTGAAATGAGCCGCCGTCAAGGCGAAGCCATTATCGGCAAACTCACTCGTAAAGCGGCGCAAACGAAAGCTACTCAAAGAACCCGCGCCGCGGCTAACGGTATCGCACTTGGCACGGGGAATATCGCAGAGATTATGGCAACAACCGACCTTTTGAAAGGTGAAGACATGAAGACCGCGGAATTGAACGCTATCGCGCAGTCTTGGGGCTATTCCGCCAAAGGAGCGTCGCTGACGGGTCAGTCCAATGCCTTGGGTATTCTTGGTTCGGCAAACAGCGACGTTGCACTTGGCAACGCATTTGCCGCAGGTCTCGAAGGCGCGGGCAAGGTCGCGAGTTATTGGCAGTCCTTTAGGGCAGGGCAGTCCCTTAAGGCAGGAGTGAGACGATAATGGCAGGACTTATCCCGAATCAAACACACGATTTAATTCCGACTGTTAATGTCGGCACCACCGACTTCATGGACCCGACCGGTCGAGTGCAGGTCAAACAGCCGAATTACGAACCTATGGCTCGCGCTGCTTTGTACTTCCAGCAGAAGCAGAACGAGGCGAAGATCGAGCGGGCACGCGGTGACTTAGAGCGCTACATTACCGAGAGCACCTACGGCGTTCCGGGTGAGGACGGCAAACCGCAGGGCGGCTGGAGACAACTCTACGGTGAGAAAGCCTGTACGCCGGACGAAGACGGCAAGGGGCTTGCTCAGCGCGTGGACGAGGGGCTGGAAGCCGCTAAGCGTCAGTACACCCAAGGTTTCACACCTGAGATGCTCAAGCAGTTTGAAGACCGCTACTACATCAATCGCCGCAATCAGGTCTATAACTCCGCGAGTGCTTTTGTCTTAGAGCAAAACAACGCATGGAAAAAGTCCTCGGCTGAAGGCAATATCGCCATTGGCGTCAACGGGATGATCAAGAGCGTTAACGACCCCGCGTCATTTGAAGCGAATCAGAAACTTGCCGACAGCAACGCCTACTTCTACGCCCGTGAATACTTAGGGCTGGATGAAGCCGCGGCCCAAATCTACGCCCGAGAACAGGTTTCTAAAGGCGCAGCGGGCGCTATTACTAATATCCTCGCCGACCTTCAGAACGACCCCCGCGGTATCGCTGACGCCCAACGTTTTTTGAAAGAGCACGGCGATTTGATGACTGCCTCCGATCTTGTGCGCATGCGCAATCTCGTCGATCAGGAAGCCAATAAGATCAGCGATACAAAAATGGTGGACGGTGTGGCAAGGAGTATTACCCGAGACACACAAATTTTTGGTCACAACGGAATGCCGCCCTACAAACTCGGCACCGCCGAGCACGCTTTCGGCGTTTGCGTCGGGATGGAGAGCGGGGGCCATCAGCTCGATACCAAGACAGGTCAAGTGCTTGTCGGACGTTACCGCGACGGCTCCGTGCCCAAAGACCAAAGCAAATGGTCGTACGGTGCGGCGCAGATGCAGGTCGGCACCGCTCAGGAAACCGCAAAACGAAACGGCGTTGCGTGGGACAAAGATAAATTCTTGACAGACCGAGACTACAACATCGAGCTCGGCCTTCTGCACTACAACCACCTTGTTCGTCAATTCGGCGGTCAGCTCGAGTTGGCAACTGCCGCGTATCACGCAGGAGAGGGCGCGGTTAAGAACGCGCTGACTCAAGCCGCAAAGAAGGGCGGCTCTTATCTGGATTATCTCGGGCCCCACAGCCGTGACTACGTGGCGAAGTTTAGGGAACGGTTTAGCTCCGCGATTATGAAATCAGGAAGCGGCGGGGCCCTCTTCGATCCCGCGCGCTTCCAAAAATACGGGGAGTATGCGTCTCGCAAGCAGGTCGAAGACAAGGTGCTTGTGCAGGACCCGCGGGCGAGCTTCGACATCGCGCATCGCAACAACATCACCGACCGAGCTTACGCAGAGCTGGAAAAGCAGAGGCAGTCTGACATGAGGGAGCGGGAGAACGGCGGTGCGGCTATTTTGAATTGGTGCTTTGAAAATAGTTTTGACATCGACAGCGTACCTTTCCAGCTTAAGAACCGCGTGACGCCGAGCGACTTTGCCGAGATCGCACTCAAGGTTAAAGCCTTCCGAAACAACGATAAGTCAGGAGACCGTGATCTCTACACCAAGTACATGACCAACGATAAGGCGCTTCTTGAACTCAGCGACGCGGGCTATACGCTGGTGCGCGCCGCTGTACCCGGAGACGTCCGCCAAGCTCTCGACGATCAGAGAGCGCGCCTCAAAGAGAAGGACGCAATGGCGCACCAACAGCTGGCACTTGACGTGCGCGACGCCCAAGTCGGTAAGTTCAAGCCCGACTACGAGGTGAGTACGGAACGCTTGACGCAATCCTTTAAAGAGGTTTTCGGGGCCAAGGAATGGAAGGACTTAGATGAAAACAAGCGCATGGACATGCTTGCTATGTCTCGAGGTTTTATTGCCGAACAATTGCAAGTTCTTGCGAAACAGGGAAAAGAGATCGGGGCAAATACGCTTAATGATCTTACTAAACAGTTCTTGAGTCATGAGTATGACTCGAACAACATCATCATGCCCGACTCTAAAAAGAACTTCGCTCAGCTTAGCGCCAAGGACGCCAACACCACCAAGCGAGGAAATCTCTATTCCGTTGGAAAACAGCTCGCAAAACTGAATCGTGAACGCCTCGGTCTGCCCAATACCGACCCGTCTCAGGGCGAGATTTATGAGGCGCTTGTCAACCTTGACACCCGTAAGTACACGAACCTTCAAGGCTTTTCTTTCGACGGCTTTTCTCAGCCGCGTTTGGACTATGTGAGAAAGACCTTCAAGTGGCTCTACCACCGGGAGCCTGACGCGCTTGAAACATTGAAGTGGTACACACGCTCGCTTTGGAAAAAAGAAAAGATATATGGCGAGGAGGCAGAAGCCGCGCCTACTCCGCTTAACAACACCTTCGACCGAATCGGAAACGATTAAGGGAAAGCTATGTCTCTTCAAGATGATATGAGAAACGTCGCGGCCAGAGACGCCGCGCTCTCTTACACCGATGCTTTAAACAATGACATCGTGCCCGAGCAGGCGGCTAAGAACTTTGCGGTTGCTCGGCAGTTCGGTATAACGCCGACGGAAGCCGCGCAGATGTCACCTAAGGAAGTGGCGATAAGGCGAGCTCAGGACATCGACTATGCGGCAATGCAGGCTACCACGCCCGTCTATCTACAAAGAATTATGGCCGACCCTGAGAAGGCGCAATTGGTCAAGGACGATGTGGCTAGCGTGGGACTCTTAGAACAGGCAATCTTTAAGATCACGGGCAATCCGTATGATGATGAACGCTGGTTTAAAGACAGCCGCAATGCTATTGCCCGCGGCTCTTTCGGTCTTTTCAACACCATGCCCGGGCTCGGCAACGTCGGCGGTCTTGACGAGGCGGTAATGCGCCTCGAGCGATTAGATCAAATGAGTGCAGAACTTCGTGAGGGCAAAGCCCCGACGGAAGTCTTTGGTATCAAGGACGAGAACATCGCCAGCATCGCTATGCAGTTCTTTACGCAGAACATCAAGGGAATGCGCGAAGAGTTGCGGAAGCAGCAGACTTCGTACGCAACGCAAGCCGCCACTGCCAATCGCATGAGCACCTTGTTTCCTGAGTCCGAAGCAAAGCAGAAGTTCGCGCAGCAGACAGAACTCGGAGACTCGGCAAAACTCCTTTTGACAAATCCGGGAATTATTCCCGAGCTGTTTTGGGAATCCGCCGTCCAGTACGCGCCTGCAATGCCCGCTATTGCCCTCGGCTCCCTTGCAGGGCCGATGGGCGCGGCCGCAGTGACGGGCGCCTTCTCCTATGGGCTGGACAGAAACTCCACGCTGATGGGTAAGATTAACGAGGAAGGCAAAGGCGGATTGTCGGCTTCCGATATCCAAGGTGCCATGTCCGACCCCAAGAAACTTGCTGAGTTTAGAGAGAAAGCCGCACTGCACGCAGGCCCTGTTGCCTTGCTGGACGCCGCCTCCGCGGGCTTGGCAAGTAAGACCCTGCTTCCGCAAGTGCTTCGTTCTAAGCTCTCGGCTCCTGCCCGCATTGTGGCCGAGAGCTTGGTACAGGCGCCCGTCCAAGGCGCGCTCGGCGGTACGGGCGAGGCATTGGGGCAGATCGCTTCTGAAGGCAAGATCACTTCTTGGTCTGATGTCTTAGCCGAGATGGTAGGCGAATTTACCACCACGCCGCAGGAGATTGCGACCGCGGGGCACCGCGCTTATCTGACGCATCAAGTGGAAAAGGCCAAAGCAGAACAACGCACGCAGAACTTCAAAGACCTCGGGCAACTCGCCCGTGAGAACGTCTTAGCAGAACGCGCTCCTGATGTCGCCGAGAGTTACTTCCAAGAGGTGGGCGACGCTGTGGGGCATTCTGAGGTCTATATCGACGCGCAGGCCGTGCAGGACTTGGGGCTTGCAGAGGCCTTAATGCAGGTGTCGCCGACAGCCGCCGTGAAGTTCCAAGAAGCACTGCAATCAGGCAGTGAGATCGCTATTCCCGCTGGCGAATATCTTATGCGCATTGCTCGCTCGGATATCAACGACGAACTTGCGCCTCTCATGCACTTGGCCGATGAGCCGTCGCTCCATCAGATGGACGAGGGTGGGACTCAAGGCGAGGCACCCGCAGAGCAGGCCCAAGAAAGCGCTGAGACGGTGCAAGCTGATAACCCGATAGGCGACATCACCGAGGCGGTTTCTCAGGCCATAGGCAACGTGGCAGGGGCCTTAGCAGGTCAGCAACCCACTGAGCAATCTGAACAATTAGCTAGGCCAATTGCACAACCTGCCGAGCAAAATGTCCAAGCCGCCGAGCCAATTGCAAACCGTCTGGAGCGTGTGCGTCCCAAAGAAACGCCAAATGAAATCAAGGCATTAACCAAGGAGATAGCCTCAGTCTTCGAGAAGTCGGGTGCCTCACAGACGGAGCAAGCCGCCATGACAGGCCTCTTCTTGTCTTTGGCAATGACCGCGGCTAAAGACCTCGGCATGACACCGACGGAGTTTTGGAGAGCGCATGGTCTGAAGCAAGCGGCCAATCCCGCGCAGGCCAATGCCGCGGGCCTTACGCAGAGCAACGGCTCCAAAGGCGAGTTCTTTCCGGGGCAGAACATCATCGTCCGTTGGGCGTCTGCCGACCCGAGCACTCTTGTCCACGAGTCGGGCCATTGGTTCCTGCACAACCGCATAGCAATTGCTAAGGACTTGGAGAACAAGGCTAAGACTGAAGCATTGACCGAGGGCGAAAAGCATTATCTCGACGCGACAAAGGCGGCTCTCAAATGGCTCGGCATTGACTCGTTTGCGCAGTGGGACGGTATGACGCTTGAGGAGCAGAGACCCTTGCACGAGAAGTTCGCCCGCACCTATGAGGCTTACATCATGGACGGACGCGCGCCGACGCGGGGTCTGCGTGCGCTCTTCCGCCAGTTCTCGAATTTCCTTAAGAAGGTGTACTACGTTCTCTCGGGCATCCCCGGCGCCGAGCTCAACCCGCAGACCAAGGAGCTTTTCGACAGCCTCTTTATCGCGCAGGAACAGATAACAGAAGCGAAAATGCGTCGTCAGATGTTTGATCTTATGGAAGCATTGGGAGGGTTCGCCACGGAGCCTCTGCTCCAAGAGTATGAGGATGCTATGCAGGAGCGGGATGCCGCCGGTTACGAGTACCTCGTTTCCGCGTTGGTAAAGAATATGCACCGCCAAGGACGCCTACAGCTTAGAGCCGAAAAGAAGCTGACAAGGGACGCTAACGAAGCTCGTAAGCAGTTTGCCAAAGAGGAGAGGGCCAAGTTCGATCAGACCCGTGTGGGTCAGTTGATGGCATTCTTAAGGGATGGAGAGGAGCAGGCCGACGGTTCTAAGTACCGCCCGAAACTCACCAAGAGCGAACTCTCCAAACTTGGTTTTACCGACGAGGAAATCGAGACCCTCAAGAAAGCCAAACTCCTTTACGTGCATACTAAGGGCACAACTCAGACAAGCGCCCAAGACCTCGCTAAAGACCGCGGCTACACAAGCGCCGACGAGATGGTCAAAGACCTGCTCGCCAACGCGGACATCGACTCTGTTATCGGCGCCCGAGCCCAACAGCGTATGGACACGGAGCGAAGCGAGATCGCAACGCCTGAGGCAATCCGCAAACTCGCAGACGAGGCGGTCTCTCAGGACGCGGGCGCTCGAGTGGTAGCCATTGAGATCAACGCATTGGAGCGCACGCAGAACAGAACCGTGGACGCGGCATTCTTTGCAGACGTGGCACGAGAGTCTTTGCAGACTTTGGCAATCGGCAATATTCATGCGGCGTCCTACCGCAATCAAGCCGCTTACTTGGCGCGCAAGGCGCTTGCGGCTTTAAAGAACGGAGACCTGAAAGGGGCCGCATTTTATAAGCGGCAGGAGCTCTATCAGCTTTGCTTAGCTAACGAAGCAACAAAGATTGAAAAGCAGCGGACTCGTGCAGAGAAGTTCTATAAGCGGATTAAGAACCGCAAGGAGCTCAAAGGTACTTCCACCCGCTACCTCATTATGGCTCAGAGGCTCTTGGAAGCCGCGGGCTACAGCGTCCCTCGCGATTTACTTCGAGACTCCGTGTCTATTGAGAGTTTCAAGAAGGAATGTGAAGATCAAGGCGAGATCGTCCCGAATATCGAGGACGACTTGGCAAGCCGTCTGAGCGCGAACTTTGGAAAGCAGAGCCCCGAGCCTAAGAATCTTTCCGTCGAACTGCACCAAGAGCTGGAAGCCGCAGTGCGCCAGCTTATGAAACTCGGGCGCGATGTGAACACGGTGGAACTTGCAGGACAGACGATTGAGCTGGATACCGTCTCTGTCAAGATCGCAGACGGCGTGATTGACAACGCTCAGAAACGAGGCATCAAGGCCAAGGGCGCGATGGAGAACGTCGGCATTCGTGCCAAGGTCAAAGACGCCTTAGATAAGATTGGAATGTCGCACGCCCGCATTCCCTCTCTTATGGCGGCAATGGACGGCAGGAGAAACGGCAATCTCTTTGAGGCTATTGTCAAACCTGCGGACGAAGCCGCAACGCACGAGGAACAACTTAAAGTTCATTTTGCCAAGCGGCTGTTTAAGGCTTTCAAGATTCTCGGTCGCAAGACGTTTGAGAAAGCGCGCTATTACGATTTCGCGCAGTCGAGCTTTACTCGAAGTCAGGTGATCGCTATGGCTCTCAACATGGGCAACGACGGAAACCTTGACCGCTTGGTCTCAGGCTCCGAGCTTTGGAAACCTGCGACAGGAGGGCGCAAACTCACTGCCGCTGAGATGGTTCAGATCGTGAGTCAGACCCTTACCAAGGAAGAGTTAGAGGCCGTCCAAGAAGTGTGGGATACCTTCGCGGAACTTCAGCCCGAAGTTATGGCGCAGGCCAAGCGCTTAACGGGCAGAACGCCTGAGCTTGTGCCGCCGCGCCCGATCTCTTTTCGGCTTGCCGACGGCACCCTCGTACAACTGAAAGGCGGGTACTACCCGATTGTTTATGACCGGTTGGCGAGCCGTAAAGGGGCCGAGCTTGCCGATATGAAAGACGCCTTGAGTCAGGTAGCAGCGGCCTCTCGCAGTCAGAACACCGCTAAAGGCTTCTTAGAGAAGCGCGCCAAGAAAGTGGAGGGACTCGCCGTAACGCTGACACTGCGTGCGGCCTTCGAGGGTCTCGACGCGGAAATCCATCGCTTGGCTTGGGAAGAGTGGGTAGTCAATTCAGGCAAGATTCTGAAACGAGTCAGCCCCACGCTCGCGGATTATTGGGGACCGCGTGCAGTAGGAGCTATCGACGAGTGGCGCAAAGCTATTGCCACAGGCAATGTCTCTCAGCCCGAGGGCCTTGACGCCGTATCTCGAGTGGTGACCTCGGGCGTATCTATTGCCGCATTGGGCCTTAACGTTATTACCGCGATAGTCCAGCCCATCGGTATTATCAATACTACGGCGGTTATCGGCCACAAGTGGACAGCCAAGGGGTTGTCACGCTTCCTAACGATGGGCCCGAGAGCGGCTTTTAAGTTCGCCTCGGGTAAGAGTGCGGCTTTCGAGAACAGGGCTAGAACACGCTTTAGAGAGTTGGCCGAGATTCAGGCTTATTCCGAAAGCTCGTTAGGACGCTTCAGAAACAACGTGGAACGCTATGCCTACTCCATGATTGTCTTCACTCAGATGTTGGTGGACGTACCCACGTGGCTCGGTGCTTATGAGAAAGCACTGTCCGAGGGTTGTGTTGACGCCGAGGCCGTGGCAAGAGCAGACCGCGCAGTGGTTGACGCACAGGGCGGCGGACGCCTGATGGACTTGTCTGCGGTCGAGCGCGGCGGCCCCTTGTCTCGAATTTTCACGGTCTTCTACACGTTCTTCAACTCCATCTTGAATACCGTGATGGTGAGCAAACATACCAAGGGCCGAATGGCTTTTGCCGCCGACGCGCTTCTTCTCCTCTGCTTTCAGCCTGTGATTGAGACGTTCCTGCGGGAGGGCATTAAGGCGAGCGTCGCAGGAGCCGACCCTGACGATTGGTGGGAGAAGAGCATGGAGCAAGCCCCGTGGTCAGTGCTCGACTTTAACCTCGGTCTCTTCGTTTTCCTGCGTGAATTTGCAGGCATTACGGATTCTTATACAGGGCCGTCGGGTATGAAGAAGTTCCAAGACGTGCGCCGCTTCGCTCAGCAGGTCGAGCAGGGAGAGTTTGATATGGCTTTTTGGAAGTCGCTTACCAACATGACGGGCGCCATTTTCGGACTGCCTGCGGCGCCGATCACGCGAGCCATGACGGGTATTGACGCAATGGAACGCGATAAGACGGATAACCCGTTGGCAATCATCTTCGGCTATTCGGAATACTGATACTTGACGCAACTTCGCTCATTCAGAATTGCCTAGAAAAAAGGAGAAGCTATGAGTATTTCAACTGAAGCGCGGAGTTCCCAGCTCTTGGTGGGCGACGGCTCCACCAAGACGTATGCTTTCGCCTTCAAAGTTTTCGACGCAAGCACCGACATCACGATCTACGAGGCAACGGGGGAGTCCTCCGAGAAAGTGATGTCTTCAGACCTCTACTCGGTGACGCTTAACGAAGACCAAGAGGGCTACCCGGGCGGGAGCGTGACGTTTACAACGGCGCCTGCGGCCGACTTGAAGTTCCGCATTGTCTCGTCCATTCCGTATCTGCAAAAGACGCATCTTATGAACCTCGGGTCTTTTTCTCCTAAGACGCTAAACGAGGTTTTTGACAAGCTCTGCGCCTTGATTCAGCAGGTGAGACTTCTCGCGGATCGTGCGCTTGTCGTGCCGTACACGCAGGACAAGACGCCCGAGGAAGTGCTGACGGAAGTCTTGGAGGTCGCCGCGACCGCAGGGGAGTATGCGCAGTTGGCTCAGTCTGTGTACGCCACGGTGGAAGCAGACGTTGCAGAGGTGAAGACGATCAAGGCGCAGATTGACGCAATGATGCTGACGTTTCAAGCCATTGAAGCGTTGGCGGCGCAGGCGCAAGCGAATGCAAACTCCACGGCTGATGACAAGCTAATCTGTCAGCAGATACTCCAAGAGATTCAGACGGTTGCTTCTCAATCGGGATTCTCTACCCGCACAAGCCCGACGGTATCCGAGAACGAAACATTCCCGCTATCGAACCTGACGCCTTCTGCCTACGCCAAGGTCGGAGACTTGGTGCTCAATTCAACTAACGGCGACTTGTTCCGAATTATCGCAGTAACGGCAACAACCGCTACGGTCGGCGCAAAGATTTCAAACCTGCGCGGCCCCCGCGGTGAGCGCGGCTTACAGGGCAGTCCGGGGCCTGCCGGTGGTGTCGGGCCTCAAGGCCCTATGGGCCAAAGCCCGTATGCCACCTGCTTCGGGCAGTTTCAAGTAAACGGAGAGGGAATGCTTCAGCTCGAATATGTAGGTCTTGCGCCTGCTGAATTTTCAATTAACGACAACGGGGAGGTAGAAGCTACCTATGCCAACACTTAATATCGGAAAGGTGCGTTACACGTGGAAAGGCACGTATAGCGCAACGACCGCATACAGCATTCTTGACCGAGTGAAGGACGCCGACGGTTATGTCTATGAAGCGATTAAAGCCGCGCCCGCAGGAACAGAACTTACCAACGAAAACTATTGGATAAAACTTTCGGTTCAAGGCCCCCGCGGTTTGAAGGGGGATACGGGTAATGACGGCCCAAAAGGCGATACCGGCGAGGCGCCAACCGCGATTCTGTACACAGAGCAGAACAACCTGACAGACGCTCAGCGGGCACAAGCTCGAACGAACATCGGCTGGGCTACAGCGTTTACAGCATCGTTTGCAACGGCTATTTCTAGTTGGGTTACTGCATCGTTTAACTCCCTTGTGGAGGCTTACCTTACGCCGATCTTGAAACAGCTCTGCTTAGATAACGGCGCCACGCAGGCAGAGATCGACGCACTCGAAAACGAATCTGATTCATAAGGAGCAGTATGACTACATTATCTGAAATCAAGGCCAAGTACCTAGCCAAGGCGCTATCTAAGCCCGTGGCGAAGTACGGCGTGAAGATGGGCAATGGCAGAATCACGTCCTTGTCGAACGTTCAAGGGTTCCATGTCGAGCCGTGCTCCGTTGAGATTATCGCTCTGGTTGATAAGAAGTACCTGAAGGGAGATAAAGTCACAGAGGAAATTCCGATTGAACCGCTCAACCGTCCCGAGGGTTTCCAATATGGCTATGACTTGTACACGTTCACAACGCCCGACCTTAAAGCCGACAACCTCAAAGTTGAAGTGCTGGAAAAACCGTTAATCGGTAAAGCCAAGGTCAAATTTAAGCTGGGACAGCAGTTTGCGGTCAAAAGTCAGTTAATTACTGACGAGCTGTATCAGTCTGCCGACGGCAAATACTACACACAAGCAGACCTTCCGGAAAACTCCGATGACTTTTGCAAAGAGCGATATGCCAACGAGATCAAGGCGGAAAGAAACGCCCGTATCAGCGACACAGACGACTATGTGAAGTTACCTGATATTACGGTTGCGAGATCAGCAGGAGCCAAGAGGTCAGCCCTTGAGGACGCTGACAGAGCGGCCCTTGAGACCTATCGCCAAGCACTGAGAGATTTAACAGAGGCACAGGGTTTCCCGTTCGTTGAATGGCCTGAGTTTCCGACCGCTTTGGCTTACGAGCTACAGCAGAAAGTTGACGCAAGACAAAACATGAGATGAGGAGGTTTTTAAATGAGTCTGATTAAATCCTTAATTCAGCGGCTACTCGATAGCCGAACGACACCAGCACAGGCGGGACACGCTTCTAAGCCCAGCTCGGCAGTACCTGTAGACTACAACCCTTCAGCTTCAGTAGACAACTGGGGACCGGTTTTATCTAATTCAACCGCGGTATCAGATGGTTATATTTGGGCCGCGGGTCGTACTACATCCGATAAAGGATTTTTCCAGATAAATACTCAGGCGTTGCAAATTACGACTACAGGGACATCTAATCCGGGAGGTGAAATCCTGAATTTATTCACGCCCGTTTCAAAAGGGCAGCTCTTTTCTGTTTATGGCCGATACCTAGAGCAAATTACCGTCCGATTAGTGAAAACCATCGGTGGGGGGGGGATAATAACTTTATTCGGAGGGCTCTGTCATGCTTAAGGCCCTCATTCAACTTTTTGCCGAAAAATTCCTTGTTAGCCGAAGCGACTGGATTTCTTACCAATCCAATCCAACTGTTCAAGCGACGCATATCACACCTTCAGCGACAGGAGAATGGGTTTCTATCGTCTCTCCTTGCAACGGGTGGTTCTGCGTCAAAGGGGTTGCCTCGCAAGTTCTGCTTAGCAACGGGGAGGTTTGGCAGGGGTGCCATACAACAGAGGCATCTTATAAAGGCTTTTGTCTCCCTGTCTCAAAAGGCTGGTCTGTGGCCTACATACTATCGACAAACGCCACGAGCGCATACGTCTTCTTTGCTCCGAGTATTGGTAATAAATAACCTTCAAACAGGAGGCGCATTATGCTGAAAAACGTATTGAGCCTCCTGCTGAGCAAGTTCTACAGCAAACAGGAAGCCGAGCTTGTAGGGCATCAGGCTATGCCAGAGCTTAGCCAGTATATTGACTTGACTTCCATTGCAACCGCTAATGTAGAAAATACCTATGTAGCTCCGACAGATGGTTATTTCGTATGTGCTACCAAGGGAGGGGAATTGTCCGGTGTGAATGTTTGGGGAACTTTGGATGCAGGTGTTCCGGGGGCAAGCGGAATCCAAGGTAAAGTCTTTACTCCCTGCGTAAAAGGGGCTTCCGTCCATTACATTATTTACGGCACTATTCACTTGGTTAGATTTTATAAAACTATCGGAGGGGGGGGGCAAACTCTTAAGAAACTTATTCTGCAAGGAGGTGGCCTATGCTTAAACAGCTTATCCAGCTCTTTGCGGAGAAGTTCTTGCAGAGTAAGAAGGAATGGGTCGGAAGTCAAGGTCTTTTCTCAAACCCAAATCCCGGAACAACGTTCTTTGTTAACCACGCTCAGGCTCAGCTTTATACGCCTCCAAGTGATGGATGGATTACATTCGGCGGAAACCGACCATCGGTCAATGTCGGCATTACTGGAAAGTTGGGAACGTGTTGCGTTAACTCTCAAGGTTATCTCAGAATTACAACTCCGGTTCGGAAGGGGAATACCGTTAGTCTCTATTGCGAGACGGACGATCAGCAACCGCTTGAGGCAAAATTCGTTCCCAGCGAAGGGGCAGCGTAACACTTCACTTGTAGGAGGTGCGTCATGCTGAAGTCGCTCCTCCAAAAACTCATGGACCTCACGGCCAAGAAGGGAGCTGATGGGAGCTTTCCAAACTTTGACGGGCAGTTGTATGGTAGTGGAAATCAAGCAAACTTCACATACATTGCACCGTCTGATGGAGACTTCGTAATCATTCCTCAAATGCAGAGAGCCGTGTCTTATGAATTGCACATAGAGACGGCTTCTAATGACATTTTGGCTAGCTACTTCAGCACGGACGAACAAGAAAACACTAAGCGTTATACAAGTTTCGCTCGTATGAATAAGGGGGACAAAGCAGTCTTCAAGGTCAATGGCGGGACTATGGTAAACGTAATGTGGCGATTCTTCCCCGCCAAGCTCTAACCAATCCGCCCCTCACTTCGAGGGGCTTTTCGTTAGGTGTGCGCATTGAAAGAAAAAGCTCGACCGAGGTTAATCGGACGAGCTTTTCCCAAACCACCTAAAAGTTTTGGAATAGTCTTTCTCTATATGAACTAGATAAGTTAGTTAATAAATAAAAAAAAACGACCCTAATTGTATCGCACTCCTGATACTTGACGCTTCTGCGCTCCTCCAAAATGGCACACATAGAACCTCAAGGAGAGAAGCGTACAAATGCTGAAACACACAGAACTTATCAATACGCTGATCGGCTGCGTCGGAGGTCTCGGCTTAATCGCGGGGCTCCTCCGTTACGTTGACGATTGGCGGGAGAAACGCAAGGAGAAGCCCATAGAGTTCTCCGCGTTTGAAGCTATTTGGGAAGCGCTCTCGGGAGGCGTCACCGCGATTGGCGTCTTTTGGATTCTTGAGGGGTATGGCGTAAACGAGCTCGCCGCGGTCGGTATCTCGTTCATGGCCGCGTACTTAGGTGTTCGCATTATTGCCTACTACGTCAAAAGATTTTTGGACAACAAATTAGGAGCCGACAAACCATGACCGTCCTACTCAACGAATGGGCCATACGCCTCTGCCGATCAGCCGCTATCGCTATCGCCGTGTGTTTCGGCTTTCTCCTAGGGTGGTATTACTGCGAACGCAACGTCATCTTTGACGAGTTCAAGCACGGGATATGGGCCAACGAAAAAGCCATACAGACCAACACCGAGATGATTAACGAACTCTATCAGAAGTACAAAGAGGAGCATAAATGAGAAAGCAGAATCTTATGCTCTTTCCGCCCGAGATAGCTTCTGAGTTCGTCGCCGAGCAGGAAGGCTTCTCAGCGCTCGCATACAAGTGTCCCGCGGGAATTTGGACAATCGGCTTCGGACACACGGGCAGCGTGTTTGAGAACGACATGGTGACTCGAGGAGAAGCCTACCGCCTATTGGACAAAGACTTGGTAAACACTAAGGAAGACTTGGCCCGTCTCGTTCATGTTGACCTTAACGAGAATCAGTTCAAGGCGCTGATGTCCTTTGTGTACAACTTCGGCTTAACCAAGTGCCGCCGCTACACACTCTTCAAAATGATTAACGCAGAGAACGAGCAGGGCATTCGTTATTGGTGGCCCCGTTACTGCAACCCGGGCACGAGCTTTGAGAAGGGGCTGAAGGCCCGGAGATTTCGTGAGCTGGAACTTTTCTTTAAGAGGTGAGAATGAAAATCGTCCGTGAGATTCTTTGGATGGTATTTGTCATGTCCGCTTTTGCGCTAGGTTATTTCATAGTAGCCCTTCTTACCGTCGGCTTCTATTGGATTTTTGGCATGGGCGCACCCTGCGTTATCGCGGGTATGGGCAGTTTTTTGTTCTACTACGAAAGACTGCAAGTTAGAAAGTTCCAAGGAAACGCTCAAGAGATCGACAAGATAATTCCTGCCGTACTCTTTGTTTCTACGATCATCCTTATTCCCGTCTCGATATGGTTAAAGCAATTGCCGCAGTCTTAGTGGTCTTTTCCGCATACCTATTCGGATACCACCAAGGACAGAACCAAGAGGAATTAGAGAATGCCCGTCTTGAAATATCAGCGCTCACGACAGCTCTTGAGAAACAGCAGGCCGAGCACGACCGCCTCTCGACTTCTCTGTCTGATCTGCGCACTGCTGAGTCTCGTGCTCGTGATGACGCTGACAGGGTGCGCGGCGAACTCGAAGAGCTTGAACGCCGAGCCAAGACCGACGCCGATAGAGAGCGTAATAGATGTCTCCGATTGGCAGCAGAAGGTAAGCGACTATTGCAAGAAGCTCGACGAGCTATTGAGTTCTGCCAAGAGAACCACAAGTAATCAGAAGTAGAAGCCCCGCAGTTTGAAGATATTCGGCCTAGTTTCTTGGCCGTGCTCAATGAGGTAGTTGCGCGTGCAATAGCGCTTAAGGTGCTCGATGGCCGTCGCGTATGCCCGCCAATGCTTGGACATGAAGTCCTTACAAAGGTTGGCGAGCCACTCGGCGTTTTCCTCAGCTTCCATGCCTGACTCCACTACGTCATAGAGCGCAGGCAGACAAGCCTCGAACTTCAGCGGGCTTTCCCAACGCATTAAGTCAAAGTTGCTTTGAACGGTCGGGTCGGGAGGCATAACACCCGATACCTCCCACGGGCGAACCCGTGCTACCGCAAGAGGTTGAGTCTCGGAAGCGCGACACTCGTCGTACTCTGCGACCTTACCATAAACGATAATGTCAAAGCCGAGTCCGATCTCTGTCTTGGCGGCGGGAAATATCTTGAAGTATTGGATACGAGCGAGCAT